AAACAGAATAAACGTTTAGCAAAAGTATATGACAACATATTAATACCTGGTTGCCGTTTCTTAACGGACATCCAAGACAATGGCGTACCCTTTGATAAATTACGACTAGTAAAGTCTCAGTCTCTTATGCAAGAGCAGATAGATGAAGCAGTTGTAGAACTATACAAAGACCCTGCCATTAGTAAATTTGAGAAAATTAATGGAAAAGATTTTAATCCTAACTCTACTGTTCAGCTTCGTAGCTTGCTGTTCGACTTTGTTGGTCTCAATCCTACTGGCAAAAAGACTGGCACTGGAGCACATTCTACAGATGCAGAAGTTCTTGAGGCACTCGGTGAGCAATCCCACATCCCCGGACTTATCCTCAACATTCGACAAAAGTCCAAGATTAAAAATACTTATCTGGACAAGATCTTACCGCAGTTGGATAGAGATAGCAGACTCCGTACAGGTTTCAACCTCCATGGTACTACTAGTGGCAGGCTTAGCTCTAGTGGTAAACTTAATATGCAGCAACTGCCTAGAGATAATCCCATTGTAAAAGGCTGTATCAAAGCAGCTCCAGGCAATAAAATTGTTGCAATGGATTTGACAACAGCAGAAGTATATGTAGCAGCTATCTTAGCAAAAGACAAAGCATTGATGGACGTATTTAAGTCGGGAGGCAACTTCCACAGTACAATCGCTAAGAAAGTATTTAGACTACCTTGCCCTGTCGAAGAAGTAGCTGAGAAATTTAGTACACAAAGACAGGCGGCAAAAGCCGTAACCTTCGGCATCATGTACGGTGCAGGTGCTAACAAGATCAGTGAACAAGTTACAAAAGATAGTGGTAAACCTTTTACCAGATCAGATGCTCAGGATGTTATTGACGAATACTTCAATGCCTTCCATAAGTTGAAATCTTGGATTGAGGAAAACCAAATGTTCATTAAACAAAATGGATTCATTTACAGCTTCTTCGGAAGAAAAAGGAGATTACCAAATGTCGCTTCGACGGACAAAGGCATACAGAGTCATAGCATTAGGTCTGGTCTTAATTTTCTGGTGCAGTCTGCTGCTTCTGATATTAACCTCTTAGGTGCTATAGACATGAACGCATGGATCAAAGCCAACAACAAGAAGGCTCGTATCTTTGCACTAGTACACGATTCAATTCTTGCAGAAGTGCCCGAAGGTGAAGTAGAAGAGTATATGCAGAAACTCGCAGAGTACATACAGATGGATAGAGGTTTATCTATTCCTGGTGCTCCAGTAGGTTGTGACTTCGAGATTGTTCACGAAGATTATTCAGGCGGTAAGTTTGACAAAATGTACGGAGATAGAATAGTATGACAGACACAAGTTTAATATGGTTGTTATCGCCCCATGGAAAAGGTAAAAATATGGCTCAGTGGGTTGTAGACAACTTTCAAGATCGAACAGATTATAATCCCACTGTTGAGAGGTGGGTAGAAGCATCCCAGCAAATACTAGACACAGAAGCAAAGCTAGGTTTAGCTGAATAAGTATGATAATTACATTTAGAGACTTTACAAGGATTACTTTTCCTGCATTCTTGATGGACTCAGGAAACTGGGAAACTACAGACGGACTATTATTCTGTGAAGGTAAGTTGGTAGATGACTATAATCAGATGGGTACTACCATTGGAGCTAGACGTATGCAGACTCCTTTTAAAGATAAGTATGAGTTAAAGAAAGCTGTTACTGCCCCGAACGGACTCATGAAGCAGACAACTCCTTATTTCGTAGATAGCAAAGGCAAGCCTTTTATTTACGAAAAGACTAAGCTAGTACCTCTCAAATATATGAAGATTAAAAAAGTAGAGCGTAAGGAATATGCGACACTAATATGGGTAAAGGGGCACAACGCTCCTTTCACCGTACCACGCCCTCCCGAAGATGAAAAATCATGGGCAGGGGTTCTGCATCTACATGGAATACCGTGGATGCTTTATGAGTACTCAGACGAGAAACTCAAAGACACTAGAAGAAAAGTATAATATGGCTAAAAGACGTAAAACTCTTGCAGGTGTAAATTTTGACCTAAGAGAGATAGAACCTTTAACACGTAACCAACTAACAGCATTTGAGTCAAGTAAAAATCTTGTACTGCATGGACTTGCAGGTACAGGTAAAACTTTCATCTCCTCATATCTAGCATTCGATGATATGACAAAGGGAGAGCATCAAAAGCTAGTAATTATACGAAGTGCAGTACCTACGAGAGATATCGGGTTTCTGCCAGGTACAGAGAAAGAGAAAGCCTCTGTTTATGAAGAGCCTTATAAGGATATTGCAAACGACTTGTTTAGTCGTGGAGATGCTTACGAAATACTTAAACAAAAAAATTTAGTAGAGTTTATGACTACTTCGTTTATTCGAGGTATAACTCTACGAGATGCTGTAATCTTAATTGATGAGTGCCAAAATATGTCCTTTCACGAACTAGACTCTATTATTACTCGTATGGGTGAGAACTGTAGAGTTATATTTTGTGGAGATTTCCGGCAAGCTGATTTGAGAGGAAACGGAATAAAAGATTTCTTTCAAGTTCTAAAGCGTATGGGTCTATTCGACTTTGTTGAGTTTGAGGTTGAAGACATTGTGCGATCCGAGTTTGTCAAAACTTATATTATTGCTAAGAATGAACTTAATCTATGAAGGCAGTCATAAGCCACAGAATTTATATGGAATGCGGTGCTGATCTCCAAGAGAAGATCGACAAAGAGCTTACATATTCAATCCCTACGCACAACCCTTTAGATCCGCCCCAGATCATTAAGAATATGGGCATTATTCGTAACGGGTTAGTATCACTACCAATAGGACGCACGGATTTGATACCGGCGCACTACGAAATAGTCGATAAGCGAGTGAACAAACCTGTGGACTTTCCTGAATTTAAGTTTGAGTTACGACCCAGCCAAAAGAAGGTCTATGATGAAATCGAAGACAATAGTATAATTAACGCATGGGTCAGTTGGGGTAAGACATTTACAGGTCTTGCAATCGCAGGCAAGCTAGGTCAAAAGACTCTTGTTATTACCCATACTGTCCCTCTGCGAAATCAGTGGGCAAAAGAAGTAAAGAAAGTCTATGGTTTTGAACCAGGCATCATAGGCAGTGGTAGATTTGAAATTGACGCTCCTATCGTGATTGGCAATACTCAGACTTTATACCGCAATATCGAGAAGATTCGTAAGGAATTTGGAACTATCATACTTGATGAGATGCACCACGTTAGTAGTCCCACCTTTAGTAAACTTTTAGATACAAATTACTGTAGATATAAGATTGGTCTATCAGGCACTATAGAAAGAAAGGATGGAAAGCACGTTGTGTTCAGAGATTACTTTGGTAATACTCTTTTTAAACCACCTAAAGAAAACTATATGACCCCTACAGTACATATTGTACCATCAGAGATTCGTTTCATGGATGGTGCAAAGATCCCCTGGGCTAACAGAGTAACAAAACTAGCTACTGATGAAGAGTATCAACATACAATAAGTATGCTTGCCGCGGCCTACGCCGCAAGAGGGCATAAAGTGCTAGTAGTAAGTGATCGTGTTAGCTTTTTGAAAAGATGTGCAGAACTCACTGGAGACAAAGCAATTTGTGTAACTGGTGAAGTATCTCACGAAGATCGAGAAACGCTTGTAGAAGAAATTCTCTACGGGGATAAAGAGGTTCTCTACGGAACGCAGGCAATTTTCTCAGAGGGTATATCAGTAGACACGCTAAGCTGTCTTATACTTGGTACACCTGTAAACAATGAACCCTTACTCACGCAGCTAGTGGGCAGGGTAATTCGTAAAAAGGAAGGTAAGATTGATCCAGTCATCATTGATATTCACCTCAAAGGGAATACTGCTCGCAAGCAGGCTTCTAATAGGGTTGGATTTTATATGAAACAAGGCTGGAACATGAAATACCTTTAAAAAAATATTTCTTGACAACTTACTTAAACTTCGGTATAATATATGCTCTTATTTGATTGGAAGAAGGTTTTCGATACGGCGGCTGGTAGCATCTATAATTGTAATATGATTATGGAGATGCTTATTAGGGGTTCAATCCCTAAAAACAAGTATGACCCTATCTATAAATTTTCTCAGAAAAACTTTTCAGGCAACTCCTTTCTGGTACACCCAGAGTTTCTTCTGTACCACTCTTATAAGTATGAGCAAAAAGAAATATGTATGTATTATGCACTCGCTTCTCTACGAAGCCTGTCAGACTACTATGCATCAAATAAAACGACGCTAGATCCACTACATTGTCCTGTGGATTTGGATGACATTAAAGACAACAGACTACTCATAGTATTAGAGGATGAAATTACCTTTATCTATGAAGAAGCCACTTTGGAGACCTTACACTAATGGCATTATCATTTAACAAACAAACGGGCGGAGCCCAAAAATCATCAATCGACACCTTTCAATACGTAGACGGCGACAATAAAATGCGCGTAGTTGGCGACATTCTTGCACGCTATGTTTACTGGATCAAAGGCGAGAACGATAAAAATATTCCAATGGAGTGTCTATCTTTTGATAGAAATTCCGAACGATTCAACAACGTAGAAAAAGACTGGGTACGAGAGTACTATCCTGATCTTAAATGTGGGTGGAGCTATGCTACACAGTGCATTGAAGGCGATAAAGTAAAAGTTGTAAACCTCAAGAAAAAATTGTGGGAACAAATTATTACTGCTGCCGAAGATCTAGGTGATCCTACTGATCCTGATACTGGTTGGGACATTTGTTTCAAACGCGTCAAGACTGGGCCCTTGCCTTACAATGTTGAATATCAACTACAAGCATTGAAGTGCAAGCCTCGTCCATTAACAGACGAAGAGCGTGCCTTAGTTGCTGATCTAAAATCTATGGATGATGTAATGTCACGCCCAACACCTGACGCTCAGAAAGAGCTTCTTGATCGTGTTCGTGGTGCAGCTAACGAAGCAGATGACGAGTTACTTGACGAAGAGTTTAATGTAGGATGATTCTCTTTACGGCAGACTGGCACATAAAACTGGGTCAGAAAAATGTCCCAGTCAAGTGGGCTACAAACCGTTATCAAATGTTCTTTGACCAGATCTATGAGTTAGAGAAAGAGTGTAATATGCACATAATCGGGGGCGATCTCTTTGATCGTCTCCCGAATATGGAAGAGTTGGAACTTTACTTCAAGTTTATTCGTGGAGTAAAGATTCCAACTATTATTTATGATGGGAACCATGAAGCTACAAAGAAGAACAAGACGTTCTTTACACAGCTTAAACAAGTATCCAGAGATATTAACCCTCTTATAAATATAGTAGATATATCGTATATAGACAACGATTTAGGCTACGGCATATTGCCCTACGCTGATCTGCACAGAAAAGGTGCTATAGATCACTTTGATAAGAGTCAGCCCTTGTTCACCCATGTCCGAGGAGAGATTCCACCACACGTTAAACCAGAGATCGACCTAGACTTACTAGAAGATTTCCCTGTCGTATTCGCAGGAGACTTACATAGTCACAGTAATACACAAAGAAATATTGTATATCCAGGCAGTCCCATGACTACGTCATTTCATAGAACAAAGGTAAAAACCGGGTATCTATTGATTAATGAAAATAACTGGGATTGGATGTGGGAAGAGTTTCGCCTTCCTCAGCTATTGCGTAAAACAGTAGTAACAGAAGATGATATGATACCTACAGACTACGACCATACTATCTATGAGATAGAAGGAGATATACAAGACCTTGCAACAGTAAAGAACTCAGAGCTGTTGGATAAAAAAGTAGTAAAAAGAAAGTCAGAAGCTACACTCATTATGGATAAAGAAATGTCCATACAAGAAGAGTTATCAGAGTACCTGGCTTATATACTTGAAATTAATCCTGATAAAATACCAGACATAATAGGCACATACAATGATTACACTACAAACGTTGAGATGGGATAACTGCTTTAGTTATGGTTCTGGTAATGAGTTACATTTAGACGACAACACAGTAACCCAGATTTTGGGAACAAACGGTATGGGCAAGTCGTCTATACCTTTGATTATAGAAGAGGCGTTGTTTAATAAAAACTCAAAAGGGATCAAAAAAGCAGACATTCCCAACCGTTATGTTAATAATGGTTACAATATCTATTTGTCTTTTACAAAGGACACAGATAGATACGAAATAACAATAAATCGTAAAAACAATATCAAAGTAAAACTAGAGTGTAATGGCGAAGATATTTCCAGCCATACGGCTACAAATACTTATAAGACTCTACAAGAAGTAATCGGTGTAGATTTTAAAACTTTCTCTCAGCTAGTATATCAAAATACAAATGCGAGTTTACAGTTTTTGACTGCTACAGATGCAAACCGTAAGAAGTTTCTTATTGATTTGTTACACCTAGAAAAGTATGTTGAATTATTTGAATTATTTAAAAGTGCTTCAAAAGAGGTAACTTCTACGTCAACTACAATAGCAGGGAAACTTGCAACTGTTGAAAAGTGGTTAGAAGATAATAAATTGAGTGATACATCCATACTACCCTTGTTGGATTTAGAAATTGATACATCTAAAGATGAAAAGACTTTACGTTCACTTACGATAGAAATTGAAAATATTTCGGAAAAAAATAAAAAAATTCAAAACAACAATGTATACAAAAAGCAACTCGAGTCCATTGACATTAGTGCAGTCAATTCCTCGACAGCACAGTATAGATCTTACGATGATTTACAGTCAGAACTAGGATCTGAGAAAGCAGCCGCTACGGGTGCTCAACGAATTATCAAGCAATTAGGAGATATTCGGGACACTTGTCCAACCTGCGGTGGGCCGCTTGACAGCTCTGCTGAAAAAGCTATGAAAGAAGCAGAAGAGGCTAAATATGAAGAAGCTACAGGAAGAGTTAAAGATCTTCAACGACAAATTAGCGACATCAAATCTGAAAATGCTGACTATGAACGGAATCAGCAGATGCAAAAAGATTGGGAAGATTTGTACAGAAGCATCGATCGCAGTTTGCAGACGGATTTGCTGGATCAGCAAGAGCTTGAGAGTAGGCTGTCAGACGTGCAAAGGCGCTTACGAGAGTCAAAAGAAGAACTTTCAAGAATCGGAGCAGAAAACGAGCGAATAACTCGTCGAAATACCCGAATACAGGTGATACAAGAGCAGACCGATGAGTTTCTTGCACAACTTGAAGAATATTCGGAAAAGTTACAAAATAATCGTAAGTTGGAGTCAAATCTGGACATACTGAAGAAGTCTTTCAGCACAAACGGATTACTAGCTTACAAGATAGAAAACCTTGTCGGAGAGCTCGAAGAAATGGCTAATGTTTATTTGGCTGAACTCTCTGATGGTAGATTTACACTTGAGTTTATTGTATCGAATGATAAATTAAACGTGCAAATCACTGATGCAGGCAATGTTATTGACATTCTTGCTCTTTCATCGGGTGAATTAGCCCGCGTGAACACTGCAACTCTACTAGCAATTCGTAAGCTAATGAGTAGTATATCTAAGTCTAAAATCAACATACTGTTTTTGGACGAAGTAATAAGCGTACTAGATGACGCAGGAAAAGAAAGACTAGTAGAAGTTCTACTTCGAGAAGATCTTAATACTTACTTAGTATCGCATGGATGGTCTCATCCGTTGCTAGAAAAGATTGAAGTAGTAAAAGAAGAAAACATTAGCAGATTGGAGTAAGCATGGTAGATTCGAGAGCAAAAGGAGCGCGTGGCGAGTATCTTGTAAGAGATATGCTTCGAGAAGCCACAGGGTTAAAGTTTGAACGAGTGCCTGCTTCTGGTGCATTGGAATATCTGAAAGGGGACTTATATGTCCCCAATCAGAGAAACCATTTTTGCATCGAAGTAAAAAACTATAAAGATTCACCGCTCAATGATAAGATATTTACGGCTAAAAAGACGAATAATCTTATACGTTGGTGGAAAAAGATTGTAATACAAGCAGAAGGCGGAGATCAGAAGCCTTTGTTATTTTTTAAATATGATAGATCTAAGGTGTTTGTAGCTACACAAGAAATGCCAGAAACCACAGAAGATTATATGTGGATAGCGTTTCTAGATTGCTACATATTATTAGCCGAAGATTTTTTACGAGAAGAAGTGGAGTGGATAGGTGGCTTTTGATTTTGAAGAAAGAATGAGCGGAAACGCAGGTACAGCACTCATAGTAGATGCACTCAACCTAGCATTCCGTTGGAAGCATCAAGGCAGAACAGATTTTCGACACGATTATGTAGCAGTAGTAAAGTCATTAGCAAACTCTTACAACTGTGGTAATATAATTATTACGGCAGACTGGGGATCTTCTAGTTATAGAAAAGAGATTTTACCTGAGTACAAACAGAATCGAAAAGATAAATATGCAACACAAACTGAAGCAGAGAAGCAAGCATTTATTGACTTCTTTGAAGAGTATGAAGAAACACTAGAGTTATTGGCTGAAGATTATCAAGTTCTTCGTTTCAAAGGTGTAGAGGCAGATGATCTTGCTGCCCACCTTGTAAAACGTAAAGTAGATTATGGACTAGAAGAAATTTGGCTGATATCAAGTGACCGAGACTGGGATTTACTAATACAAGAAAGTGTAAATCGCTTCTCATATGTAACAAGGAAAGAAGTAACTATAGATAACTGGAACGAGCATTATAACGTCTCTCCAGAAGAATATATTTCTTTCAAGTGCCTGACTGGCGATAAAGGGGATAACGTACCTGGAATCAGTGGTATTGGGCCGAAACGAGCTGAGCAACTTATTAGTGAGTATGGTGATGCGATGACTATCTATGATAATATACCTCTTGATGGGAAATACAAGTACATACAAGAGTTAAATCAGAATGGCGAAACATTATTGCAAAACTATGAGTTGATGGATTTAGTAACATATTGCGATGATGCAATAGGAGAGGACAATGTGTCCGAGATTGAAGGGAGAATGAGTAGTGCAGCTTAATTATAAAAGAGACAATTATCTCTCAGAGTTTAGTATTAAAACTCTAGAAGATAGATATTTAGTAGAGGGTGAAACATCCCCTCAAGACGCGTTCGCACGAGCTGCTAGAGCTTTTGCGGATGATGAAGAACACGCACAGAGGTTATATGATTATGCCAGTAAATTGTGGTTTATGTTCTCTACTCCCATACTTTCTAATGGTGGTACTAAACGTGGTATGCCTATTAGTTGTTTTCTTAATTATGTGGAGGACTCACGCGGAGGAATCACTGACCATTATACAGAAAATGCCTTCTTATCTTCTGTTGGCGGTGGTGTCGGTGGGTGTTGGAACGATGTCCGTTCCGTGGGTTCTAGGACTAGTGCAGGGAGTGAGAGCACTGGGGTAATACCCTTTCTAAAAGTAGTAGACGCTGAAATGTTGGCGTTTTCACAAGGAGTAACAAGACGAGGTAGTTATGCAGCATATTTGGAAATGTCTCACCCAGAGATTGAAGAGTTTTTGGACATTCGCAAGCCTACAGGCGGCGATATTAACAGAAAGTCTACAAATCTTCATCATGGCGTGGTTATATCTGACGAGTTCATGGAGCTTATAGAGAAGGCAACGAGAGAGGAAGGGTTTGATGACTCTTGGGCTTTGATAGACCCACATAGTAGTGAAGTTACAAAAATTGTTTCGGCAAAAACACTTTGGGTAAAACTGATACAAAATCGTGTAGAAACTGGAGAGCCTTACATTATGTTCGGGGATACAGTAGAAGAGGCTATGCCGGAGTATCAAAGAGCGCAAGGCTTGAAAGTACATCATTCAAACCTTTGCTCTGAGATCACGCTTCCAACTACAGAAGATCGTACAGCAGTATGTTGTCTATCTAGTGTAAATCTGGAAGAATTCGATGAGTGGAGAGACGATGATATGTTTATCCCTGATCTAGTACGAATGTTAGACAATGTTCTTACATTTTTTATACAAAACGCGCCTGATGAGTTGCATAGAGCAAAACTAAGCGCACAAAGAGAAAGAAGTATAGGTTTGGGTGCTATGGGCTTCCATGCTTACCTTCAAAGACAACACATTCCGTTTGAAAGCGTACTTGCAAAAGGTGCTAATAATAGAATGTTTAACAGAATTAAATCGGAGGCAGTTCGTGCTACAAAACAACTCGCGGTGGAAAGGGGTGAATGCCCTGATGGGCAAGGTTTCGGAGTTCGTAATGCTCACCTTCTTGCTGTGGCCCCTAACGCTAGTAGTTCTATTATTTGCGGTAATACTAGCCCTAGTATTGAGCCTTATAGAGCTAATGCATTCACCCAAAAAACTAAAAGCGGCTCTAGTCTACTTAAAAACGAATACTTGGAAGACTGCTTGCGAGATATCGATATGGACAATGACGATGTTTGGAAAAGTATTATTACTAATAATGGCTCCGTTCAGCATCTTGATTTCTTGGATGACTACACGAAAGACGTCTTCAAAACGGCGGTTGAAATAGATCAAAAATGGGTAATCGAGTTCGCAGCAGATAGACAAAAAGAAATTTGTCAAAGTCAGTCTTTAAACGTATTTTTTCCTGCCAACGTATCTAAGCAAGAGCTACATGCAGTACATATGATGGCTTGGAAACAAGGGGTAAAAACCTTGTACTATTTAAGAAGTGAAGCAATTAAACGTGCAGAAACGGTTTCAGATGAAGCTCTGCGTAAGTATATATTCGATAGTATCGATGAGAACGCTTGTTTAGCGTGTGAGGGATAACATGAAAATACTAAAATTTAGTGCAGAGTGGTGCACACCTTGTAAAAGACTTAAATCTGTACTCAGCGAAATGGTATTACCCTACCCTGTAGAGAGTGTAGATATAGATAAAAACCCTGAAAAAGCCGGAGACTATGGCGTAAGGGGAGTTCCGACTCTTATTTTAGTAACAGATGAGGGAACAGAACAAGGCAGGCTAGTAGGCTTAAAAACTAAAGCCGATATAGCGGAGTGGATATCATGAGTAATTTATTAGAAGAAAGAGAGTATTATAAGCCGTTTAACTATCCGTGGGCTTTTGAGCACTACAAGACTCAGCAGCATATGCATTGGCTTCCAGATGAAGTCAATCTTGCTGACGACTTAAAAGATTTTCGGGAGAATCTAAGTGAGGGTAATAAATTATTGCTTTCTAATATCTTCCGTTTCTTTACTCAAGCTGACGTTGATGTTTGCTGTGGCTATGCAAAACACTACTTGCCAACATTCAAACAGCCTGAAGTAAGAATGATGTTATCCGCTTTTGCAGCAATGGAAGCAGTACATCAGGAAGCATATTCTTTGCTATTAGAGACTATGGGGTATGGCGACGATGAGTATCAAAAGTTTTTTGAACACAAAGAAATGCTTGATAAACA